GTGTATCTGCTGCTGCAACGGGTGCGCTACAGGCAGCTAATGATCGCCGATCATCATTAGAAAAATTTGAAGATGAACGTAAAGAGATATATGCTAAACAAAAAGCAATTACTGAAACAGCCAGAGCAGCATATCTAAAGGCTGATACTACCTTACCAGAAGGAGATCCTGAAATTGATAGATTGGGTTTAATTTTTATTGCCGAAGCAAAAAAGACAATAGCGATACTTGATGAAACAAGTGCAGGACGAAAAGCAATTCTTGGTAGTTAAATACTAAATAAGTTATAGGATAAAATATGCCCTCATACGTTGGATTTAGTACTGTAAATTCTGGAAAACCTCGTTCAACTAACTTGTCTACAGGTCCGGCTGGTGGAACTGGTTCTATGGTTACACCCTATGTCATAGGAAATAAATTTGGGTTAGTTGATTCGCCACTGGTTGTGCAAGACTTTGTTAATGCACTAAATATTCGGCAAGGCACAAAAGTAGGAAACCCTAGCTACGGGACTACCCTCTGGAGTTTTGTTTTTGAACCCAACACAGCAGATGTACAATTTCAATTAGAAACTGAAATACGCAGGATAGCCAACCAAGATCCAAGACTGATTGTAAATACTGTTCGTGCTTTCCCACAAGAAAACGGTATATTATTAGAAGTTGAAATGGCAGTTTCTCCCTTCAATCAAGCAAATTTGTTAAGTGTGTTCTTTAACAGCTCCACAAATCAAGCGGTCTTGCAATAACCCTTAAAAACCCAAGTTTTAAAGTATGATAAATACTTAAAAGAGAATACTTATGGCTACAAGTTCAAGACAATCAGCATTATTCGGGGTAAACGATTGGAAAGCAATTTACCAAACTTTTAATCAAGCCGATTTTAGAAGTTATGATTATGAAACCTTACGTAAAAGTTTCATAGATTACTTACGTGCATACTACCCTGAAACATTCAATGACTACATTGAAAGTTCTGAATTTATTGCACTACTTGATGTTATGGCGTTTATGGGTCAGGGTCTTGCTTTCCGCAATGACTTAAATGCCCGTGAAAACTTTATTGATACTGCTGAACGTAGAGATAGTGTTATAAAATTAGCTAATCTTGTTAGCTATACACCTAAACGTAATTTAGCAGGACAGGGTTACTTGAAAGTAACAAGTGTTCGCACTACTCAAAATATTTCAGATTTAAACGGGTTTAATTTGGGTAATGTCCCTATTTTATGGAATGATCCTGCAAACCCAAACTGGCTAGAACAATATAATACCGTTATTAACGCCACATTGGTAAACACTCAACGAGTTGGTTTGCCCGCAAATACAGCACAGATTCTTGGTGTAAAAACAGACGAATATACTTTACAAATTCCAGCAGGCACCTTACCAGTAGTACCATTATCTTCTATAGTTAATGGGTTGAATATGAATTTTGAGTTATGTAGCGTAAGCACAGTAGGTGAAGATTATGTTTATGAATTACCACCTGCCCCAACAAACAAATTCAATATGCTATACCGTAATGACAAATTAGGTTATGGTAGCCCAAATACAGGTTTCTTCTTTTACTTTAAGCAGGGTACACTGACTAATTTTGATTTTGTTTTACAGAATCAAATATCTAATCAAGTAATTGATATTGATATTCAGGGTATTAATAATACCGATACATGGTTATATCAAATTAGTCAAGCTAATGGTGCATACGGATTATGGAAAAAAGTTGACAACATTTATGCCGATGCTTATTTGCAAACTGAAAATTCTGTTAAACAAATTTATTCTGTAAACAGTAGATTCAATGACCAAGTAAGTTATATATTTGGTGATGGCGTTTTTAGTGAAATACCAGTTGGTAATTTTAGATCATATGTACGTGCAGGTAATGCACTGACCTATACAATTCAACCAACTGAAATGCAGGGCATATCAGTTGCAATTAATTATGTAAGTAGAGTTGGTAGGATTGAAACATTAACCGTTGGATTATCATTACAAGTTCCTGTATCAAATGCACAAGTTCGTGAAAGTCTTGCCTCAATTAAACAACGTGCTCCTAGTCGCTACTATACTCAAAATCGTATGGTTAATGGTGAAGATTATACTAACTTCCCGTATACATTGTATAGTTCAATTATCAAAAGTAAAGCTATTAATCGCAGTAGTGTAGGTGTGAGTAAGAATTTAGATTTGTTAGACCCTACTGGAAAATATAGTAGTACAAATAGCTATGCAAATGACGGTGGTGTTTGGTTAGATAATACTAACGGATATTCGACACTAACTATCAATAGTACAGGCGATATCATTACTTTTTTAACAGGAACATTAGCTGCTATACTAGCCGACAATAGATCACTACAATACTATACACAAAATTACACAAGATATAGTATTAATACTGCATCCGGGGATGGTACTTTATTTTGGCAAACCAGTTCAGTAGATGCAAATAGTTTATCAGGATACTTTTACAATATTACTAATGGTGCAGATACTCCTATTCCAACTGGAACATATTCTACCTACAATGCAAAATATATAACCAAAGGTGCATTGCTTAAATTTGTTGCACCAAATGGATATTACTTTGACACTAATAATAGATTAGTAAGTGGCATAGCAGGACCGTCAGATATAACATATATTTGGACTACAGTATTATCTGTAGTAGGTGATGGATACAACAATGGATTAGGTCAGTTTGCAAATGGCACAGGTCCTATAACATTAAATGGTTATGTTCCTTCTGAAGCTATTTTGACTACCGTCCTACCCTCATTCAGTAACACATTACCTAATAGTGTTATACAAGAATGTATTGTTAGATTAGATTTACAACAAAACTTCTCACTAGTTTTTAATAATTCATTAACTATTGCACAATCACGCTGGAGTGTTGATATCTATAACGCAAGTAATTATTTTGTTAATTTTGAAAGTGTTGGATACAATAGATACACCGTAACCTATCGCTCATTGGCATATTATTTTGGTAGCGTAGCAGACACTAGATTTACATTTGATGCAGGTAAATTAGTTTATGATCCTTTTTCTGGATTAATTCTACAAGATTTTGTAAAAGTATTAGTTACAAATACACAGCCTAATTCAAACTATGCGTTAAGCGAACCAGTTACTGCTAGCATAATTGGACAGACAGTTGAAAGTGACGGATATATTAATGACTTTGAAGTTGAAGTTGCTAGTATTGATGTAAATGATAGAACAATCATTGAAAATCCTGACTTCTTTAACGAAATTACTGGTTATGTTACTGGTAGCACTAACATTGGAATATATGCTTTCTTTGAACAAATACAAGATGCTATTAATTTGACAAGAGAAGAATTAATAGCATCATCAAGTTTATCTTATCAATACCCTACAAAAACACAAATTGAAGTTGTTAAGTATGAATATCCGGTTGGACAATTGTTCTATGCATATTCAGAAAATAAATTTTATATTACGGTGCAAGACCCCACAATAATAACTCCTTATTTTACATTAGTTGAACAATTACAATATAGTATGAAACCGGGACGCCAAGGATTACAATTTCAATATCGTCATAATAGTAACAATACAACACGTATTGATCCTGCAACTACAAACATTATTGATTTATATGTAGTGACACAATCATATTATACCCAGTATCAAAATTGGATACAAGATACAACTGACACGGTGCCTATGCCAGCAAGACCAACAATTAACGAATTGAGTAATCAATATGGTCAAATACAAGATTACAAAATGTTAACTGATAGTGCTATATTAAACAGTGTAGTGTTTAAACCATTATTTGGACCTAAAGCTGCGTCTGCTCTAAGAGGAACCATTAAAGTTATTAAAAATAGCAATACCAATGCAAGTGATAGTGAAATTCGTAGTGCAGTATTGACACAGATGAATAATTATTTCAATATCAACAATTGGAGCTTTGGTGATACGTTTTATTTTAGTGAATTGAGTGCATATATTCATAACCAAATAGGTGAACTTGTCAGTTCTTGCGTGTTAGTTCCTAACGATCCTTCACTACATTTTGGAGATTTATATGAAATTAAATGTTTGCCATACGAAATATTTGTTAACGCAGCAACATCAAATGACGTACTTGTAATCGCGGCCCTTACTCCCGCCGAATTACAGATAGCATAAGTAGTATATAGCATAGAGATTTTTACAAATGGCAACAAGAATTAGAACACTAAATTTTCTACCAGAAATATTTCAAACCAATACCAACAGTCAATTTTTAGCGGCTACGTTGGATCAACTAGTAGCACAACCAAATAATAGAAAGATTCAAGGATATATTGGTAGTAAATTTGGATATGGAGTTAATGCCAAAGACTACTACGTTACTGAACCAACAAAGACAAGAACGGATTATCAACTAGATCCGGGAGTTATTTTCTTAAAAGAAAATGAGACTACTGCTAAAGATTTTATAAGTTATCCTGGCATAATTGATTCGTTAACACTTGCAGGTGGTTTAACTGCCGACAATAATAGATTATTTAATAGCGAGTTTTACTCATGGGACTCATTTACCAATTTAGATCCAATAATTAACTTTAATCAATATTATTGGATACCAGAAGGACCTGAACGTGTAGTTATTTCTTCTGATATTGTTTATAGTGCAGATAATTTTATTGTACAACCAGATGCTAGTACATATTTGATTTCGTCTGAGACATTAGCTACTCCTAGCGCCAATCCAACACTAACACTGTTAAGAGGTGGTGTTTACACTTTTAACATAAACCAAGAAACTCAATTTTGGATTCAAGGTGAGCCAGGAGTAACTGGCTTGAGTCCAACACAGCGCAACGTTAATACTCGTGAAGTTTATGGGGTTACAAACAATGGTACAACTAACGGAGTAGTTACATTTAGTGTGCCACAAAAGAATGCGTTAGATGATTTTTATCATCCAGGTAATAACTTAGTTGATGTTATTTGTACAACCCCATTCAGTGAAATAAACGGGGCTTTGGTAAATGATATTGGTGGCATTGATGGTGTAACTGCACTTGACGGGTTGGTTATTATGTTTTATAACACCGGTGTACCCAATGAAATTGGATATGTAAATAAATTTTATGATCAAACATATTATGATGAAAACGGCGGGGTAATTTACGATGATGCTACAGATTATCCAGGTACATCAGTATTCAACAATAACTATGAGGGTGGTTATTACACAGAAGTAGCTGCAAATTATTATACTGTTAGCCTTTTGGGCGCAATTGACAATCCACAAATTCAGTTGACTCCCTCAGGGCAAATACCAATCAATCAAAAAATAACTGCTACTTACGGAACTGAATGGGTAAACAGAAGTTTTTACAGAAGCACAATAGGTACAATAACTCTTGAACCGTATAATAGTGCTATCTTAGATAGATTATATTATCAAGATGGAACTATTCCAGGTAGAGTGGGTGTAATTAATTTGATTGAAAATAATATTTCAAACCAAATTAATATTATTACTAGTATTTTAGGAAAGCCAAATTACACTGCACCAAACGGAGTAGTATTTACTAATGGTTTAAAAGTTTTATTTCAAGGTGATATATATCCAGCAAGTTTTAATAATGTAGAATACTATGTTGAGGGTGTGGGTACTGCTATTGAGTTAATACCGGTAACTACTTTGGTTTCACCTGGTGCGTTCTCTGAAGGTGAATATATTCCTTATGATACCGTATCATATGATGTTGGTAACTATGACTCAAGTTTGTATGTTCCAGTAGTACCTGATTATATTACAATTGCTAGAAATTCAATTAACAGAAATCCGTGGTCAAGAAGCAATCGCTGGTTCCACATTGATGTTATTAATGCCACCGCTACATATAACGACACTCCAGCATTGATTACAGAATATACACAATTAGAAAACAAAGCAAAACGTCCTATTATTGAATTTTACCCTAACTTAAGAATGTTTAATTCTGGAGCAGTTGGTAAAAATCCTATTGACTTTATCGATACTAAAACAACCGATGCATTTTCTAATGTAGCTGGAAAAATTAATTTTTATCCTGACACTGCTGGATGGACTAGCTATACCGCCACAATTGCTCCAGTAACTGGCGCAAACACATCTATTGTTGCTACTCAAACTATTGGGTTAACTAATTTAGTTTTACTAAGTAGCACCACTGGTTTGTACATAAATGATACGATATCGTTTGGCACCTCATTTGGTGGAATAACCTCAGGTACTACTTACTTTATCACTGGAATTTCAGGAAATTATATTAATATTTCTGAAACAAAACAGGGCAGTAATCTTGTATTGACAACGTCCGGTGTTACTTCTGTCACTACTAGCATATACTCTTATAGCACTACTATTACAATACCTACTAGTGATGCATTTGGATTATTTGAAATAGGACAATACATCACTGATTCAACTAATCTTTTACCTGCTATTACTTTTGTAACCAATGTTAACGTATCTGGCACTAATACTATAATTACAATATCATGGTACAACCAATCAACTATTGATGCTACATCAGTTGCATCAGTTGTTACAGCGGATACCCCGTTAGACAACTATTCACTTTTTGATGGTTCTAGAATAGTGTTTTCTGCTGACAATGACGTTAATGTTAAAAACAAAATATACATTTCACGTTTTTCTACAATAACTTCGGGTAGTACTCCGGTAATTACATTAACTGAAGCAGATGATGGTTTAGTATTACCATATGAACAAACAGCGGTTTATAGAGGTTACAACTATAAAGGTAAAGACTTTTATTTCAATGGTGAAAGTTGGTTTCAGGGTCAGCAAAAAACCCAATTGCAACAGGCACCTAAATTTGATATATTTGATAGTAATGGAATAAGTTTTGGCGACCGTGTTGTTTATGTAGGTACATCATTTGCCGGTAGTACATTATTCTCATATGGAATAGGTGTTGGAGCAAATGACACTGTGTTGGGTTTTCCAATACGTTATAGTGCAGTAGACAATGTAGGTGACATAAGTTTTGATGTTTCTTTAAATTCAGATACGTTTACCTATGTTAACGGAACCACCGCAGTAACTCAAAAAGTAAACACCGGATATGTATATAATTATACATTGGCTTCTGACAACAATCCAATTGCAATAAGACAATTAGGATGGCAAACTGCGGTATCACCTAGCGTTCAATATCAAGTTTTTGAATTTGATTGGAGTTTAATTAACAATTCAAACAATACGTTTGAATGTGATATTGCTCCTATTGTTACTTCCCCGACAAAATGGCCGTTGATTCAAGTTTATATTAATAATAAATATTTGCCTAATGCAGATTGGATCGTTACTGCTGCATCAACCAATACTACGACCGTTATTAATATACCAACCATTGATGCAGTAGAAACTGTTGTACAGATTTTAATATTAAGCGATCAGGTTAGTAAGACTGCTTACTTTCAAACACCGATTAATTTGAATAACAATCCGTTAAACGAAACTCTTACTACAGCTAATATTGGTGATATACGTGGTCAATATCAAAGTATTTTCTATAATAATCCGTATACCACAGGTCAAGTATTTGGACCTAACAATTACCGTGATTTAGGTAATTTAGTTCCATGGGGTAATAGAATAATTCAGAATAGTGCTTCATTAGTTTTACCGGGGACTTTCTTAAGAAATCAAAGCCATAACTTGTTTAATTCTTTACTATACAATAGTAAACAATATATTACTTTTAAAACCTTGTTGGTTGACACCGTTAATAATTCAGATTATTCTAGATCATACACTCCTTCACAGATGCTAGATAATGCACTAGACCAAATAAATGCAGCACACATAGATAGTCAACCATTCTTTTGGAGTGATATGTTGCCGGCAAAAGCACCATACATTACCAATACATATAGCTTTGCAAATACGCTAGATATAAGTGTTTACCCACTAAGTCGTATTTACAATTTTGAAACTGCAAACTACAACGGTGTGTTAGTTTACTTAATTCGTGATGGAGTACAAACTCAATTGGTTAAGGGGGTAGATTATACTGTGGCTACTGATAGCCCTTCATTAACTGTTACTACTGACTTACAGGCTAACGACCAAATTATAATTAACGAATATAATCAAACATACGGAAGTTATGTACCAAACACTCCTACTAAATTAGGATTATATCCTGCGACTATTCCTAGTGTAGTATTGGATACTGCCTATAACCCAGAAACATATTTTATTGTAGGGCACGATGGTTCATTTAATAAATTATACGGTGCATATAATTCTTCTACTAATACCTTAACTGACTTTAGAGATCAAGTATTACTTGAGTATGAGACTCGTGTTTATAACAATTTAAAATTAAGTACTACAGTCCCTGCAGGATCATATCAAGGATTAATTATCCCCGGCTTCTTTAGACAAACTGATTATACATATGATGAATTTTTACAAATCTACAGTGAATCATTTTTAAACTGGGTTGGACAAAACAGAATTGATTATAAAACTCAATTTTACAATTCTACAAATCAATTTACATATAACTACAGAGACAGTGCCAATAAAATAGATAAGCAACCTATTGAACAAGGATATTTTAGAGGATTGTATTTGTATTTCTATGATACTTCTACACCAAATGAAACACCTTGGGAAATGTTAGGATTGGCTAATCAACCAACTTGGTGGGCGACACGATATGGTGCTGCACCATATACAAGTGATA